AAATGAATCGAATCGATGACCTCATCGCAAATCCGGGAATTTATTACGACGATCAAGCGGTAGAGGGCTTTATCAGCTATTGTGAGAATGAGCTTACTTTAACTGACGGTTCAGATTTGAAGCTGCTTGATACATTTAAGGTTTGGGCTGAGCAGATTTTCGGTTGGTACTATTTCGTTGAGAGAAGTGTATATGAGCCATATGAAGATGGACATGGAGGGCATTACGTCACGAAGTCTATTCGAAAAAGGTTGGTTAATAAGCAATATCTCATAGTGGCCAGAGGTGCTGCAAAGTCAATGTATGGTTCATGCTTGCAGAATTTCTTCTTAAATGTGGACGTCACAACGACGCATCAGATAACCACAGCTCCTACGATGAAGCAGGCAGAAGAGGTATTGTCACCGATTCGAACGGCTATTACCAGATCAAGAGGACCTTTCTATAAGTTCCTAACAGAAGGATCATTGCAGAATACTACCGGATCGAAAGCAAATCGAATGAAATTGGCATCCACCAAGAAAGGAATTGAAAATTTCCTTACTGGATCGCTTCTCGAAATTCGACCAATGCGAATCGACAAGCTTCAGGGTCTTCAGCTTAAAGTAGCGACAGTGGATGAGTGGCTTTCTGGCGACATTCGAGAAGATGTAATCGGAGCGATCGAACAGGGTGCATCTAAGGTAAATGACTATCTCATTGTTGCGATCAGTTCAGAAGGTACTGTTCGTAATGGTGCCGGTGATACAATCAAAATGGAATTGATGGACATTCTTAAAGGCGACTATATCAATCCTCATGTGTCCATTTGGTGGTATAAACTTGATTCCATAGATGAAGTTGCCGACCCGGACAAGTGGTTGAAAGCAAATCCTAATTTAGGAAAAACTGTTTCTTATGAAACCTATCAGCTCGATGTCGAAAGAGCGGAAAAAGCACCGGCCGCCAGAAATGATATTTTGGCAAAACGATTTGGGCTTCCTATGGAAGGGTATACATATTACTTTACATATGAAGAAACACTCCCGCATCGTCATAGAGATTATTGGCAAATGCCGTGTTCATTAGGAGCGGATCTATCTCAAGGTGACGATTTCTGTGCATTTACATTTCTGTTTCCGTTATCCAATGGTTCATTCGGTGTTAAAACGAGAAACTATATTTCTTCATTAACTCTTATGAAACTCCCAGCAGCAATGCGAATCAAATACGATCAATTCATGAAAGAAGGAAGTCTTATTGTTTTAGAGGGGACTGTTCTTGATATGATGGAAGTATATGAGGACCTCGATAATCACATTGTTGAATGCGGTTATGATGTTCGCTGCTTTGGATACGACCCATATAATGCTAAAGAATTTGTTGAGCGTTGGTCTAATGAAAACGGACCATTTGGAATTGAAAAAGTTATTCAGGGTGCCAAAACTGAATCGGTTCCATTAGGAGAGTTAAAGAAACTGTCCGAAGAAAGGATGCTCCTTTTCGATGAGGATTTGATGACATTTGCAATGGGAAACTGTATCACTTTAGAAGATACTAACGGAAACCGTAAATTGCTGAAAAAGAGATATGAACAAAAGATAGATGCAGTTGCTGCGATGATGGATGCATATATCGCGTTCAAAGCAAACCGGGAAGCATTTGAATAGTGTTAGAATGAAAGCTATTAAAGCTCTCTTATCATAAAGAGGTCTTTTTTTTGACCATTTAGGAGGTGATTATTCAAAATGGGTTTATCATTAAGTTCCATCGTTAAAAACGTTTGGAACATTTTTTCTAATCGATCTCCGACTGGGGAATATAAAGATATTGGTTCTGGGTATTCATACCGTCCGGATCGTTTTCGACTTACTAGGGGAAATGAAAGGTCAATCGTTACCTCAGTATATAACAGAATCGCTTTAGATGTAGCCGCCATCAACATTCAGCATGTCAAGTTGGATGATGAAGGGCGGTTTTTAAGTGTTGTAAAAAGCGGTTTGAATGACTGTTTGTCAATCGAAGCCAACTTGGATCAAACTGGTCGAGCATTCATTCAGGATGTTGTTATGTCCATGATGGATGAGGGGTGTGTTGCTATCGTTCCTGTTGATACAGATGACGATCCTGACGACACAACTGGGTATCAAATCCTTTCGATGCGTGTTGGGCGTATTAAAGATTGGTATCCAAAACACGTTCGGGTAGAGGTTTATAACGAGAATACAGGACGCAAACAAGAAATAATCGTTCCGAAATGCACAGTTTCAATCGTAGAAAATCCGTTGTATGCAGTAATCAATGAGCCTAACTCTACCATGCAGCGACTTGTACGAAAACTGAATTTATTGGATGCAGTTGATGAACAGAGTAGTTCTGGAAAATTGGATTTAATTATTCAGTTACCTTATGTAATCAAATCGGAAGCAAGACGTCAGCAGGCAGAGCAACGACGTAGAGATATTGAGAAGCAGTTGTCCGGTTCCAAGTATGGTATTGCTTATACTGATGGAACTGAAAGAATCACACAGTTAAATCGTTCTTTGGAAAATAATCTAATGAAGCAGATTGAATACTTAACGAGTATGCTTTACAGCCAGTTAGGAATCACTCAGAGCATCTTGGATGGTACCGCAGACGAGAAGACTATGCTGAATTATTACAATCGGACAATCGAACCCATTATTTCTGCAATCGTCGATGAGATGAAACGAAAATTCCTGACGAAGACTGCTAGATCTCAGAACAAGTCAATCATGTTCTTCAGAGATCCATTTAAGCTTGTGCCAGTAGCGGATCTTGCTGAAATTTCTGATAAATTTAACAGAAATGAAATTGCTACTTCAAATGAAATTAGACAGGTGATTGGTTGGAAACCATCTACTGATCCTAAGGCTGATGAATTGAGAAATAGCAACTTAAGTGAACATAATGCTGGCGGTTCTGTATCGGATACCACAAATGGTGATGAAACCGAATCCAGCGACACCAGTGCTTATGATTCCCTGGTCAATGAGGTGCTTGATAGCATTTCTGCACAGATTGATGACATCATTGGTAATTATACGTCTGACGGCGATGAGGAGGATGATTCTTAATGGACGAACCTAAAGTTGCAGTTCTTAGACATTATGCATCGCCCTATTACGACCCTCAGAAAGCTCATGAGTATTATATGCGTACCAGAGAACTAAAGGGGCGTTCTACTACATCGCTGAATGATGAGGGAAAGAAGATTTGGTCTTATACAAAAAATAACATCAAATCTGAAAAGACTGCAAAGGTCAAAGAAGAGCAGGAGAAGCGAGATCAAAAGATTACGGAACTTCGTGCAAAAGCGGATGCTACGAAAGAACAGATATCTTCTCGATTGAAAGAATTGAATGAAGCTTTAACTAAAAATGCTTCTGACAAAAAGAAGAGCATTGATACTGATAAAGATTCTGAGTTGGAAGATATTGAGAAAGAGTCGTCAAGCGAAAAGGAACGAATCGATAATAAAAAGAACGCAGAAATTGAGCGTTTGATGGCGATAGAAATTCCGTCCGGGTTATCAAAAGCAGAGCGGGCTAAGCGCGTAGCAGAAAGAACCGAAAAGATCGCAAAGCTTAGAACCGATGCAAAGTCGGATAAAGCCAAAATCAGTAGTGATGCAAAATCTGACAAAGCCGGTGTTCGAACCGATGCAACCAATAAGAAAGCAAAAGTATCATCCGACACAAAAGAAGAAAAAGCAGAGAATCAAGCTAATGCTAAGAGTGAGCGAGCAAAAGTTAGCTCTGAGCTGAAAGCAGCGGTTAAATCGGTCAGAGAGGCTTATAAAGCAGCGAAAGCGGATCTCGATTCCAGATATGAACAAACGTATCAGGACGAATTCAATAAAATTCAATCGGAGTATAAGAAAGTTAAGAAATCTAAGAAAAAGTCTTCCAGTTCATCAAAGAAGACATCCCATCCGTTATCGTATTACATCAGAAAGAAGTAGGAGGTAAAAATCAAAATGAAGTATGACTTTGGTGGCTGGGCCACTAGAAACGATCTTCAGTGTGCCGATGGGCGAGTCATTAAAAAAGACGCATTCAAAGCACAGAACGGGCAGACAGTCCCGTTAGTATGGATGCATAACCATACTGATCCGGCAAACGTTCTCGGATTAGCACATCTCGAAAATAGAGATGAGGGCGTTTATGCATATTGCGAATTCAATAATAACGAATCTGGAAAGACTGCTCGTGAGCTTGTAAAACATGGCGACGTGCGGTCTTTATCTATCTTCGCTAATCAGTTGACGCAGACTGGCTCCGATGTTCTCCACGGAATCATCAGAGAGGTGAGTATTGTTCTGGCCGGAGCCAATCCGGGTGCATTCATCGATGATGTTGTAGCACATGGCGATGGCGAATCCGGAATGGTCATCGGGTATGACGAAATGATTATGGGCTATCTGGAGCATTCCGCAGATGAGTCAGAAGAGAAAGATGAGAAAGATAAAGGTGCCACAGATGGAGAAACTGATGAAAAAGATGAGAAAGTTGAGACCATCGAAGACATCTTTAAATCCATGAACGATAAACAGCAGACGGCTGTCTTCGCCATGATGGCCGAGTTCGCGGATAAAGAAGAGTCTAAAAAAGATAATGATAAATCTAAAGGAGGAGATGACGATATGAAACACAATGTTTTTGACAACGACAAGCATGATAACAAGAGCTTCCTGTCTCACGCAGCTCAGGAGGAAATTCTTAAACTGGCAAAAACCAGCCAGGTTGGAACGTTCCAGAATGCGTTGGAAATCTACGCGAATGATAATGCGCTTCAGCACGACGCTCTTGCCAGCGGCTTTGTTCAGACCGGAGAGGGCGATGTAACACTTCTGTTCCCGGAGTACAAAGATGTACGTCCTGGAGCACCGGAGCTCATCACCAGTGATCAGGGTTGGATTACGACTGTAATGAACAAAGTTCATAAGAGTCCTATTTCCAGAATCAGAACCAGCCAGGTTGATATTCGAAACATCGAGGGACTCAGAGCAAAAGGATATACCAAGGGGAAGAAAAAGGGACAGACCGGCAACTTCAAGCTTGTTCGTAGAACCACTGATCCGCAGACTGTATTCGTAAAGAGTGCACTTCATAGAGATGACATCATCGATATTACAGATTTCGATTACGTAGCATATCTTTACAACATTGATCGTTTGCAGCTGAACGAAGAACTGGCTACTGCAATCATGCTTGGCGATGGTCGTGATGATGGCGATGAAGGAAAGATCTTCCCGGATCACATCAGACCGATTTGGCTGGATGACGACCTGTATACCATCCATGTAGATCTGGACGTGGCAGCAGCAAAGAAAGAACTTCAGGGAACAAACACGTCTGCAAACTTCGGTGAAAACTATATCATCGCAGAGGCCATGATCAATACAGTTCTGTATGCAAGAGAGGACTATAAGGGTACCGGTACTCCGGATCTG